CCATCAGGCAAAATGGAATCGCGTACACAGCACTTCCAGAAAGTTGCTCAGAATCAAATGGATTCTGTAGACCAAAACTATTTGCGTGAAAATGATCCTAGAATGCCTCTGTTAAATCCAGAGCGCAGTTCTAAGACAACTTTTGGAAGGAGCTAAACCTTTTGGTAAGGCTCCTAAACTAAGTAATTAACTATTTTTAGGAGGCCATCATGGCTACTACTGCAACTCCAACAGGTGCAGAACCAGTTGATACTCTTAGTGCGAGCGGCTCTTTTTCAGGAAAAGTTCGACACATTAGTATCGCAAGTAACTACGGAACCGCTATTTTTTATGGCGATTTCGTTAAGTTGGTTGCCGCTGGTACTGTAGAGAAAGCCGCCGTGACAACAGCAGTTGTTGCTGGCACTGTCGGCATTTTCATGGGATGCTCATTCACTGATCCTACTACAAACCAAATGACATTTAGCCAGCACTATCCAGCGTCTACTGTCGCTAGCGATATCATGGCGTATGTTTGTGATGATCCAAAACTGTTATTCCGTATGCAAGGTGACGAGGCTATCGCTCAAACTGGGCTTGGCAACAACATCTCTGCGGTTAGCACAGCGGGTTCAACCTCGATTGGTCGAAGCAAGAACGCTCTAGATGGCGGCTCTATCGCTACGACTAACTCGTTACCTCTTCGTGTCGTTGACTTCGTAGATGGCCCAACCAGCACTGTAGGCGATGCCTTCACTGACTGTATTGTGACCTATCTACCACTGAGTCACGCTTACGAAACCAAACTTGGCGTTTAAGGAGATTTAGGAAATGGCTATTTCACGCGCACAAATGCTCAAAGAGCTACTCCCCGGCCTTAATGCCTTATTTGGTCTTGAGTACGAGAAGTATGATGATGAACACACTCTTATTTATGAAACAGAGAGTTCTGATCGCTCGTTTGAGGAAGAAGTTAAGTTAAGCGGCTTTGCGGCGGCTCCAGTAAAGAACGAAGGTTCTTCAATCTCTTATGATTCAGCACAAGAGTCCTTTACTGCCCGTTACAACCACGAAACTATCGCTACTGGGTTTTCTATAACCGAGGAAGCTATGGAAGATAACTTGTATGACTCACTGTCTGCTCGTTACACCAAAGCTCTTGCTCGCGCTATGGCATACACCAAGCAAGTTAAAGCGGCTTCTCCCCTAAACAACGGTTTCACTAATGCTTATCAGTCTGGTGACGGCGTAAACCTGTTCACTGCTGTTGGTGATGGTGTTGCTGGCGGTGGCGGTCACCCAACTGTAGGTGGTGGCTTCAACAGCAACCGTCCTGCCACTGGTGCTGACTTAAACGAAACATCTCTGGAGAATGCGATCATTACGATTGCAGGATACACAGATGAGCGCGGCCTGCTTATTGCGGCTCGTCCTACTCGTTTGATTGTTCCGCCTAACCTGATGTTCGTTGCGGATCGCTTGCTGGAAACTACTCAGCGAGTTGGAACTGCCGATAACGACCTCAATGCTATTCGTAACATGGGTGCTGTACCTGAAGGCTACTCTGTCAATCACTACCTGACTGACACTAACGCTTTCTTCGTAATGACCGATATTCCAAACGGTCTGAAGCACTTTGAGCGTACTGCTCTAGAGACTAGCATGGACGGAGATTTCGACACAGGTAACGTGCGCTATAAAGCGCGTGAGCGTTACTCGTTCGGTGTATCCGATCCGCTGGGCATCTACGGATCGCCCGGAGCGTAACAATGCTATTGACCTGTTAAGGTTTAATGGTATGGTTATAGGGGGGAAGACTTTCTTCCCCCTTTTAATCCTGACTGCTTTATAGCAGACTCACCCACGACAGGAGAATGACATGGGTAATACTACATTTACTGGAGCAGTACGCTCCGAAAGCACATTCAAGACAGTAAGCAAAAACACCACCACAGGCGCTATTACCGAAGTAGTCACTGTAGGTGATGCCCCCGTTAGCCTTGCTGATGCAAACGTAACTCTCACCAACGCGACCCACAGCGGCAGGGTTATCCTTGTTCCAGATGGCGGTCAAGATAATACATACACATTGCCAGCACCTGTGGCAGGCTCTATGTTCCGTTTTGTTTATGCAGGCGGAGCGGCTGATGCAACTGATGCAATTATCGTTACTCCCGCGAATGCTAACTTTTTCGTTGGCGGAGTAACATTCCTTGATACTGACAATGAAGTTAGTGCGGTTTTCTCTGATGGTAACTCAAACAGCAAGATACAGATCAATGTACCCGCTGGCTTTGATGTAACTATTATGGGTATAGACGCGACTAATTATCAGATATTTGGTAGCGTGACTGGCGCAACTGCTCCAGCGTTCGGTGATCAGTAAAATTAACATGAGGAGGCTGGCTCAGGTCAGCCATCCCACCAATTACAGTGAGGACGGTTAAATGGCTGATGCAGTTGCAACGCAGACGATCAGTGATGGCGCACAGTTTGCGACATTTAAGTTTACAAATGCTAGTGACGGTACTGGCGAAAACGCGGTTAAGAAGATTGATGTCTCTGCTCTTGGCGTGAACCCTGTTACAAAGCAGTCGTGTAGTAGCGTATCGATCTATGGCATATGGTATAGCACTATAGGGATGAGTGTTAAGATCGACTTTGATGCTAGTACCAATGTTCTTGCTTGGAATCTTATCGCTGACTACTCAGACAACTTAGACTTTTCTGACTTCTCCGGTATACCCAACAATGCGGGTGGCGGAGTTACTGGTGATATCGACTTCACTACGGTAGGTCATTCTTCTGGTGACAGCTACACTATTGTAATGAAAGTTCTAAAGCACTATGGCTAGAAACTATAAGCTAGAGTACAAGAATTATCACTCAAAGCCTGAGCAGAAAAAGCGCAGGGCTAACCGCAATGCGGCCAGAGATATCATGGAAAAGAAAGGTCTCGTCAAAAAAGGTGATAAGAAAGATGTTGATCACAAGGATCGTAACACCAAGAACAACAAGTCTAGCAATCTTAGAGTAACTTCTAGAGCCAAGAATAGGTCTAGAAACGGCACTAAAAAGAAGTGAGATATTGATATGGATGATAAAACCAAAAATATACTGTCTGCTTTAAGCCCAGCATATGCCATTTCTCAGGGCAAAAGTTTAGGCGTTATGGGTCTTATCGGTAACGAAAGAAGCCGAAGAAAGAATAAAAAAGAAGAGGCAAAGCAAAAGCTCATTGATGAATCCGCTAAAGCGCCTGTTACACCCCCTATGCCGGAGCCGCAGATGATGCGTAAAGGCGGGAAGGTTCGCGGTGCAGGGAAGGCAAGGCAGGGAGTTCGTCCCTGTAAGATGCGCTAATGCCAGCCAAGAAGAAGGCAAAGTCTAAGGTAAACGCGGCAGGCAACTATACAAAGCCTGAGATGCGTAAGCGACAGTTTAACCGCATCAAGGCTGGAACCAAGGGTGGAAAGGCTGGTCAGTGGAGCGCAAGAAAGGCTCAGATGCTAGCAAAAGCTTATAAAGACGCGGGTGGAGGTTACAAATGAAGGGCGTAAAGCACTACAAAAGAGACGGAACTGAGCATAAAGGCTCTACCCACAAGATGCCTGACGGAACCTTACATAGTAATAAGTCTCACACTAAGACAAGCGTAAAGCTGTTTCACCTTAAAGACTTGTCGGCTAAAGCCAAGGCAAGGGCGAAAGGCAAAAAGTAATGGCTATTTCACGCGCACAGGCTGGAAAGCAGACCAAAAGCGGTAGCGCAAAGAAAAAATCCCAGAAGTCTTTAGATAAGTGGACTAAAGAGAAGTGGGGGACAAAGTCAGGAAAGAACAGCACCCAAGGCAAAAAAGCTACGGGCGAAAGATATCTCCCCAAGAAGGCAAGGGAGGCTCTAACAGACAAAGAGTATGCGGCTACATCGAGAAAGAAGAGAGCCGATACGAAAAAAGGCAAACAGCACAGTAAGCAACCCAAGAAGATTGCTAAGAAAACCGCGAGGCACAGGTAATGGCTACGCCACGAAAAGGTAAGGCAAAGGTTAAGGTAACCTCTTCAGGGAAAAAGGTTAGCTATGGTCAGGCTGGCAAAGCAAAGGGCGGTGGTGCGAGGGTAAAGCCGGGAACATCCAAGGGAGACAGCTATTGCGCTAGGAGTCTGGGGATTAAAAAACGCCTTCCAAAGAAAAAGCAAAACGACCCTAACACTCCAAACAATCTATCCCGTAAGCGATGGAAATGCTCTGGGGCTAAATCCAGAAGGAAATAGACATGGCTACAAGCGGAACATATGCATTTGACTTAGACCTAGGAGACGCTATAGAAGAGGCGTTTGAGCTTGCTGGTCTTGAGTTAAGAAGCGGCTATGACTATCGAACCGCAAGGCGTAGCATCAACCTGATAATGCTTGAGTGGCAGAACCGAGGTTTAAACCTATGGACTGTAGACTTTGCTTCGGAGACGATGACCGCAGGCGACTCAACGTACCCATTATCCGCTGATAAGCTAGATATAGTTGAAGCGTTTGTGAGAACAAACAGCGGGAATACATCTAGCCAGTTCGATCAGACTCTGACAAGAATATCAGGAAGTCAGTATGCTCATCTTTCTAACAAGTTAACAACAGGAAAGCCGTTGCAATTTTGGTTGGAAAAAAAGCCGACAGGAATAACATTCAATCTGTGGCCTGTTCCTGATAGCCAAGAAACGTATCATCTTTCCTATTATTATCTTCGCAGGGTTGAAGATGCAGGATCGCCAGCATCACTTAACATGAGCATACCTGCTAGGTATCTTCCTTGTCTTGTTGCTGGCTTGGCTTATCAGCTTTGCCTGAAGTATGCAGAGGCGGGAGCAAAGGCTTCTGTCATGAAGGCGGAGTATGAGTCACAGTGGACGCTTGCGGCTGATGCGGATAGAGAGAAAGCATCTATCTTTGTTTCTCCCGGTGGTTACCAGTTTTGAGCAGAACTCAAGGTAAAAGAGCTTTTGGGTTTTGTGACCTGACAGGCTTCCGATATCCACTGAAAGACTTGGTTCCACAGATAGTCAATCAGCGCCCTACAGGATTGTTGGTTGGCAAAGACGTTTTGGATGTTGATCAGCCGCAACTTCAGTTGGGTAGAGTCAGAACAAATGATGATCAGTCTCTCAGGAATCCTCGACCAGATAGAGCGCAGGCAGAAAGTCGAGAGTTATATGCATTTGATCCTGTTGGTGGAGGTGTAACTGAGCTTGGCAGTAGAACTGTAGGCTTAGATATATCTGCTCACGCAGGAAAAGTTACGGTGGAAATAACCTAATGGCGTGGACATTTACAACACTAAAGTCTTCTATACAAGACTATCTTGAGACTACAGAGTCTACCTTCGTAAGTGAGCTTCCGAACATAATCACTCGCGCAGAGGAAAGAATACTCAAGTCTGTACAGCTTCCAAACTTCAGGAAGAATGTTACAGGTGCCTGCACATCCGGTAATCAGTATCTTCAGACCCCTAGTGATTTTCTGGCGCTGTACTCCATAGCTCTAGATAATAGTGGCTATGAGTATCTGCTCAATAAAGATGTTAACTTTATACGGGAAGCATACCCAGTTAGCACCGTAACAGGCGTTCCGAAGTATTACGCTCTGTTTAATGATCAGACATTTATAATGGCTCCAACACCAAATGCGGCATTTACGTTTGAGCTACATTACTTTTACAAGCCTATATCGATTACTCAGTCTTCTGACGGGACTAGCTGGCTTGGTGACAACGCTGAGAATGCATTGTTGTATGGCTGTCTTGTTGAAGGTTACACGTTCCTTAAAGGAGATGCTGATCTTATGGCTCAGTATCAATCAAAGTACCAAGAGTCTCTCGACAAGCTAGAGATACTGGGTGAAGGCTACGACACTACAGACAGTTACAGGTCTGGCGCGGTAAGAAAGGCCAGATCATAATGCTAATGGAGCTTCCATCAACCCCGATAGTAGAGGTTGCTACAACGTCAGGCAAAGGTCACGATGTAGAGTTTTGGGCTGAAAAAGCAACAAACAAGATCGTATCTGTTGGTAAGACTAGCCACCCCGCTGTAAGGGAGCAGGCTGAGGCATTTAGAGATCAGGTTTACACTGTCGTGTTGCACTTCATGAAGGAAGCGATAAAAAGCGATAGAACCACGCTCACGGGCGTTTTTGAATCAAACCAACAGAAAGAAATGGCAGAAATAATTAGGAGATTGTAATGGCGATATCGCAGGCAGTTTGCTCCAGCTTTAAATCAGAGCTTTTGCAGGGGCTACACAACTTTACTAACAGTAGCGGTAATACGTTTAAGCTGGCGCTCTACACAAGCAGTGCTAGCTTGGGAGCCTCTACCACAGCATACAGCGCAACTAACGAGGCTAGCGGTACTAACTACACTGCTGGCGGCGGCGCATTGACAAATGTTACCCCCTCACTTTCAGGAACTACAGCGATTACTGACTTTGCTGACCTAACGTTCTCAAACGCNACAGTAACTGCAAATGGCGCATTAATATACAACGACACAAATGCTGATCGGGCTGTTGTGGTTCTGGCTTTCGGGGCAGACAAAACATCAACAGCGTCACTTTCAGGAACTACAGCGATTACTGACTTTGCTGACCTAACGTTCTCAAACGCAACAGTAACTGCAAATGGCGCATTAATATACAACGACACAAATGCTGATCGGGCTGTTGTGGTTCTGGCTTTCGGGGCAGACAAAACATCAACAGCGGGTGATTTTACAATAGCGTTTCCTACGGCAGATGCTAGCAACGCAATTATTAGAATAGCTTAACAGCAATGTCGAATCTCACAGGTTGGGGCAGAGGAACTTGGGGTGGTGGAGGCTTTGGCGAAGAGCTTTCAGAGACGGTTACTGGCAATCAGGTAACTGTTTCCGTTGGTAGCGTTGTAGTAACAGCACAAACTCCTATAACCGTGAACGTAAGTGGATCGGCTATGACATCTGCAACATCATCTGTAACGCCTTCTGGGAATGCAGGCGTTACGTTAACAACTACTGACCCATTAACAGCAAGTGTAGGTACAAGTAACGTGTACGGGCTGATTGTGACGGGGCAAACTACAGATTGGCGAGAGGTAGCTTAAATGGCAACTTATGTAAATGATCTCAGACTGAAGGAGATCGCAACAGGTGATTCTTCTGGTACATGGGGTACTGAGACGAATGTTAACCTAGAGTTAATCGGTGAGGCTATGGGCTATGCGACTAAGGCAGTCGCTGACGCATCATCCT